CATGAAGGAGAAGCTGCGGCTCTCCTTCTCAGTCAGGCCGATTTCAGCGGCGCTCATGTTCACAGGCTCCTGTTTGATGTCGAGGTTGTCGAGCACAGCAGCGCGGGCCTCGTCGATAGAACGACCAGACTCGATCAGCTGACGGCCGAGGTCGGCCATGCCGTGCTTTTCGGTCAGTGCAGAAATGCCAGCGATGCGGGAGCGCTCAGCCTCAGCGGCTTCGGCCCGCACCACTGCCAGATCAGGGGTGGTGTTTTCCATTACAGGAATGGGATCAGGTGTAGGTGCTGCCGAGGCAGCTTGCTCGGCCTCTAAGGATCTGCCGATCCCGACGCCGGGATCAGCCGGCACCGAGACAACAGAAACCTCATAAGGAGACCAGGCAGTGGCAACAAAGTCACCGCTGCCGCGCTCCTCCATTTTGTCAATGGAGTAGCCAAAGGAGACATTCCGAAGAACGCCATCCTTCACATCGTTCAGGACTTCCTGAGCGAATGGATTGCGGCTGAACCGCACGCGTGCATAACCGCGGCGACGTTTGCCATCGATATATGCACGCTCCACAACGCCGATCACTCGATCAGGATTGTGATTGAACAGCAGCGGTGCGCCATCATTCAGGCGGCTGAGATCAGCGGCATTGCCCTCGTGGCTCAAGATCTCGTTGCCGAAGTAACGGGCAACCGGATACTCAGAGCTGAAAGGAAACTCATAGGTGCGATCCTCAACCTCATCAAAGGTTGTGATCTCAGCGCGCTGATGGCGGCCGATGCCTGGCATCGCACGCAGCTCAGCAATCTTGCGCAGCGTCGAGAACTTGTGGCCCACCAATGTCTCGGTGGCTTCCCATCCATCCTCGCCCTCGCTATAGATCCGAATCAATGCAGCCGGATCCTCAGCGCTGGCTTCAATGCTGAACTCAGTGTCAGGTACGCCCAGCGTGCCCTCGCGCATCACATGCTCGATCCGGCCGCGGGCAGTGCCACCGCTGGCATCCCACTGCACAAAGTCACCCTCTGAAAGCTCATCCGGTTCAGCACGCAGCACGCGCTCCTCGCCTGTTGCCTCCTCAAACATGATCGGATTCATCTCGTGCTCGCTCAGCCAATCACGCGCTTCGGATGGCGTGAACTGCTGCGCATCAAACCGCACTGCTTGAATCTCGCTCTCGCCTTCCTTGATTCCGTAGATGAAATCAATCCCTTCACCACCGGCGCCATTCTCGCGGCGCAGTTCGTCGTACTGATCTGGATCAGTCAACCTCGCGGCATGTTCATTTGGATAAGGGCGCGCCTCTTCCATTTGTCTATCCTGCAATGCCTTGATTCTATCTGCCTTCTCATTCGCCCAACTCTGCCCAGCATCACCGCCCCATGCGGCCCATGCGACGCGGCCGGCTGATGGATAGCCATCCTCGCCAGGGCTGAATCCCTCGCCTTGCTTATCAACCTCATGGCGGGCGAACCATGCCGCCATCGTGATCACGGTGTCAGGTGACAACTCATCACCGCTCAGGATCTGACGCGCCCTGGCCGCGGCAACCTCAGTGCCACCTGCTCTGCCATCAGCCTTCCAATCGCGATACCGCTGCGCCTCTTCCCTCATGCCTTCAGTAGGCATCAGGTCAACGGTCTCGCCTTGGATCGTTGCCATCAGTCTTCTGGCCCTTCAGTCGGATCCTCTAGGACTGATTCCTCTTCATATTCTTCCTCATCGATTGGCGCGTCAGTGTCACCAAAGGGATCGATGGATCCAGGCGGGCGCACCTGCGTGAGGCCAGCACCGCTCACTTCGCTGGGATCAGTGTCAACCACGATGCCCATCTCATCCAGCATGGCCAACTCAGATTGACGCGCCACCAGCACATCATCGAGATCACCACCCTGCTCGCTGATCACCTGGCCCAGCGTCTTAAAGCCGCAGCGCACCGCGTCCTTATAGGCGTTGACTTCCTTCTGCGGGTCCACCCATTCCCAGCTGCGTGGAATCCAACGGCTGGCGCGGTAGCGATCTGGGTTTGTCTCATATGCCGGCAAGCTCAGCTCACCGCTCAGCACTGCCATCTCGAGCCAGTTCTCGTACACCGTCTGGTGGAAGTTCTCGATAAAGAACCGCTGCAGCACCTTGTACGTGTCGCGCTCCTCAAGCAGGCTCAGCCGGCTGCTGCTGTAGTTGCTCTCTGAGAAGTTCTTGCTAATGCTCTCGAAGCTCACGCCAACGCCAGCCGCCACAGCACGCAGCATCGAACGGGTGAATGGTTCCAGCTGGCCATCCGGTGCGTTCAGGTCCGGCACCGTCACGCTTTCGCCTGGCGCCAGATACTTGAACACACCAGGAGAGAACTCACTCACGCGCTCGTTCTCGTAAACCTCATCGCCAATCAGCTCACCCTCAGGCGATTGGATGAAGCCCATCAGCGCACTACTTGCCCTGGCCCGCACAACCTCGGCCTCCTCATAGCCCTGCAGCATGTGCAGCCGCATCAGTGCCGAGGCGAACCATGTCACGCCGCGCGTCTGCCCCGGCCGCTCCGGCAGGAAGAGATGAATCACCTCATTGGCAGGCACACGCACACGCCGCCCATTCGTGCGTGGGTTGCCCGCATACGTGTCGCCAGGGTGGTTGGCGTAGAAGTGGTACGCCTGCGGCCGCAGGTAGCTATCCACCTCGATGCCCATCCGCACCGTGTTGCCTTCCTTGGCCTGCGGGATATCGTCGTCGATCAGGTAGTCAGCCTCGAGCACCTGCAGCGCGAACGGCACGCGCGAATCGCCAAACGGTTTGCGGATCATCCGCACGAACACCTCACCGCTCTCCGCCAAGCTGCGGCATAGCAGGCGCTCCATATCGTGGAAGCCCAGCAGCCCGCTCACATCACAACGGCTCTTGTGCATCCACCGCTCCCATGCCTCGTGGATCTGGCCGTTGATCGCCTCATCCAGCCGGCCGCCACGCAGCATCCGCACCTGCGACTGGTGCTTGATGCCGTGTCCAATCACATTGTTCTGGATGCTCCGCAATGCCTGCCGCGCATAGTCGTTGTCACGGCACAGCTGACGCGCACGATTGCGCAGCGCCTTGAAGCTGCTCTTAATTTCGCTGTCGGCACTGGTGCCGCTTGTCACCCAGTCAGATGTGAGCCGGCTAACCCTTGCGCCCTGATACGCCCGCGCACGTGGCCGCATCGGCTCGAATCCCATCGCCTTGAACAGCCGCGTGCGCAATCCCATCAGAACCTCACGAACAGATTGTGCGGATTGCCAAGACCATTGGCGATCAGCTCCGCCATCTGCTCTCGTTTGATCTCAGCCTTCAGCTTAGATTCACGCTCCATCAACTCACCCAAATCAAGCTTGGTGAAGCTGCGGCTGCCGATGGTGTACTGCTTAGCGCCGCCGCTGATGATCGTGCGGATCGCAGCCTGCACAGCATCGAGATCGATCTGCGCTTGGCTGCGTCCATCAAACGCGCCCGGTGTGCCGGCATAGCTCAACGCCCGCTCAATCGTCAGCTGGCCAGCGCCCAGCGTGATCACAGAGCCGGTCTTGCTAGCAATCGCCTGCCAATACCAAGTGCCCGCATCGAACCCGCCGCTAGTCGCTGCGCTGATCGTGAACTCCCAGCCCGTGCCGTATGCGGTGCCAGTTACGTTTGAACCCTCGCTGGCCGCGTCAAATCTCAACCAGTAAGTCAATTCGTAATCCGCACTGCTGACGATGTTTCCTAGGTTGTCAACACCAGCAGCATCACGCCAACGCACCGTGTCACCAGCTCGGAAAGAACTTGGAATGTTCACGGTTCGACTAACACCTTTGTGTTGAGTCTACCCAACAAGTGGGTCCATGCCTAGCCACGCCCTGCCACACCTAGCCTGACCCTAACCGATTACGCCAAGCAGCGCCGCGACCATCCTTATGAGGATGGCAGGGAGGCTGAAGCCTCCGTGCCACCGTCTGTGACCCATGCCTTGCCGCACCCTGCCGCACCTAGCCTTGCCGGGCCCCACGCCGCCCAGCCGTGCCATGCCGAGC